CCCAAGTCCCGCTCGCCGCTGTACAAGCCGCTGAGTCTTTTGCATCGGTTACGCTTCCATCGACTAAACAATAACCAATCCTAGATTCGTTGTTTTCTTGTATTGCCCCGCTAGTGGTAGTTATTTCTGTCCAATAATTCGTATTGGTTGGCAGATTATTTAATGACGCTTGGATACAGATATAAGGAGTGCCGTCGTAAACTGTGCCTTCGCCCACCGCATAAGTTTGGGTGGCTGAGTAAAGATCAGAGCCAGGTGGTAAATTAAGACCAGCAAACAATGTCCGATTGGTTTGTGCTAACGCCGAGTCAGCAGTAGATCTAGCGGTGGCCTCGTCTGAGATAGCGCTCACATTGGTCGCTATGTTTGCGTCACTCGTTGCTACGGAAGCCGTGAGTGTTGTAATAAGCTGACCCAATGCAGTATCGGCATTAGCTCTTGCAGTGGCCTCGGTTGAGACTAAGCCTGCATTGACCGCCAAATCTTGATCTACTGTTTCAATCAGCTCCCAATAAGTTGCGTTGGTCGGTAAGTTTCCTGTCGTTGGGCCTTTGGCTCGATATAAGATACCCAGATAAACCACCTCATCATTGGTGGTATAGGCGGTTGCTGCGTTGTAGGTATCTTGATCGCTAACGCCAAACCGAGCCAACAACGTCTGCGAAGTGACAGACAGCGCTTCATCGGCAGCAGTTCTTGCGCTTGCTTCCGTAGCCACTTCTGCGCTGATTGCAGCACTAACGGTTTCTACCGCAACCCAATAATTAGAGTTGGTCGGTAAGTTGCCTGTTGTCTCTTGCGTTGCCTTATAAAGCAATCCCGTATAAACGACTTCATCATTGGCAAGATAGGTTGTCGCAGCGCTATAAGTGTCAGCTTTGCTAACGCCAAACCTAGCTCGTAATGTTTCGCCCGTATTAGTCAAAACAGAATCTGCCGACGTTCTAGCCGAGGCTTCAGTGGTTATAGCACCAGTATTCTGCCCCACTGTGAGGGTCAAGCTGTCTATTCTGCCGCCTAATGCGGTATCGGCATCGGCCCTGACTGACTGCTCGGTTGTTATGTTCCCCGTATTAGTTCCAACCGTAGCGGTCAATGAGACGATGCTTGAGCTCAACGCGCTGTCTGCGTCTGCTCGCGCAACTTGCTCGCTAAGAATCGAGGCTTGATTGCTGTCAATTAAGGCTAGCAATTCTGTTCTAGCCGTTGCAGTGGATACCCTTAACTCTGTAACGTCAGCCGTAATACTTGACTGGGCATAAGCTAAATCGGTTCTAAGAGATTCCCGTTGGTTATAAGCAGCAAGCAAATCCTTCAAGGATCGAATGTTGTCTTTATCGAGCTGGTCTTTGAGGCTTATGGTATCTCGAACGGTCAAGGTAATGCTCGCAGCGTCAAGCGCATCAATCTCAACTTCTGCAACCGATACCCTGTCATCCAAAGCAGTCAAATCTGTTTGGGATGCCTTGAGAGCAATCGCTGACGTATTTCCACTTATATCAATTTCGGCTTGATTTACCCTTGTATTGATTCCGCTTACCGTTGTTGTATCCGCTTTGAGCAAAATCGCTGCTTCGTTTGCATCGATGTCAACTTCGGCTTGGTTAACCTTAATCTCAAGCTCATTCAAAGATGCCAAATCCGCAGAGTCTAATACCGCAGCAGCAATAGCATTGTTGACGTAAGTAACCGAAGCCTTGAGGTTAATCGCCGCTTCCGCAGCATCCAAATCAACTTCTACAGCAGAAAATCTAGTGTCCGTTTGGCTGGACAATGTTTCAACGGCTTGAATTGTTACTGCGCCAGTTGAAGGGTCAACGGTGATGCCAGCGTCCCGAACAATACCTAACTGCTCGCTTTGGGTCGTTGCAAGCGTCAGCATTCTGGTAGCTACTAAATCAACGGTGTTCCCAATATCTTGGGTTTCATTGATGATAGTGGTTACTGACGTTTGATCTGCCTTTACGTCAATGTCTGCTTGTAAATCTGCTACTTCTTGGTCAAGCGTAGTGGTGTCAGCTTTGCCTGATATAGTCGTTTGCAGAGCAGTATCTAAAAAGTCGTAATCAATAACGCCGTCAGCAAAGTCACCTGCGCCCAACTGGATCGTTGTGCCATTCCCTGCGCTTACCCATGCGCTCGCGTTGCCTGTTCTGTCTACCGATCTGAGCCAATAGTATCGAGTCAAGACCACGGTATAAGGGCCATCGATAAATGACGTTCCACTTGTTGTCCCAATGACTACCGCATCGCCTTCCGTCGCAGTGCTAGATCGTTTGATTTCAACATAACTAAAATCTGAATCGGTCGGGTTTGTCCACGCCAAATCAATCTGTTGAAAAGTCCCGCTGACAGATGGGCTGGTTGGCACTCCTGGCGCTGTCGTATCAACCGCTGGACTAATACCTGTGGTGGTTAAAGCCGTTGACCTTGCCCCAATTGTGTTGATTGACCTTACCGATATGGTGTAGGTCTGACCGCTGTTGAGGTTAAAAATATAATATTCAGGGCTTACTACCGTTGTGGTTTCAGTTGCCCCGCCCGATGCCGTCCAAGTGACCTCATAACCAGTGACAAACGAATCGGTTGATGCCGTCCAGCTAACATCAATGCCAGAAGTTACCGATCCATCTGCGTTCGTTACAACTGAGCCAGTGGCGACTAAACTGGTTGGCGGCAATACCGTAAACGGATCTGGCAGGTTGGTCGCTGGGTAATCGCGTTCTTCTATTGCGGTGTTGAAAGGGCTTGGCAGACCATGCTGGCGTGTCATGCGTTACCGTTACAACATCGCCGACCGATAGCTGTAAAGCCTCGCTGGTCGTTTTAAATTGAACCCTGATGGCGTTCCGTGACCGCAACAAAATGATTCGGGCAAGATCCCGCGCCGAGTAATAATTGGTGATGGTGTCGTTGTCGAAATTACCGACCAACAACGTGCCGCCGTCTTCTGCTAAATAAGTGGTTTCTTCGGTTGAGTCAGCGTCGGGCCATATAGCGTCATCTGGCTCATAATCCAGCTCGTAATTGGGGAACTTGATAATGACTCGATTATATTTGTCTTGCTTGCTTTCGCCCTTGATTCCTATGCCACCGACGATATTGTCTTGGTCAAACGCGAATACGCTGGAAGCCGCCTTGTCAATTCTTAGGCTGTAGACCCCTTGGTTGTATGGCAAGAACCCACGGCAACCGTTAAGCATCATCTCAATATTAGAGAACAGCGTAGCATCCGTTTGGACAACGGCGTTGCACTCGAACAGCTTGCCAGTGGTTCCAGTCGTGTAGAAAGTAACCACTTCGTCGCAGTCTGTTGCCGCTTGCGAAAATGCGGTGTCGTCAATCTGCGCTGAGGTTAAGCCTTTGCCGTATCTGGCATTGGTCAAGTAGTCCCGAATACATAAAGCTGGATTGTTGCTATACGCGGTCGTTGAGTTTCTTGGGTCGAATACTTTTCGCCCTTGAACCACGCAAGTAATGTCTGGGATGTTAGAAAATACGTCTTGATCCCACTTGATGCGAAACGCGATATAAGCAACGCCCCTCAATCGGTGAGCAGAAGTCCAACCAGCATTAGCCTCAGTCAGCAGCGAGTCATAAGTTTGATCGTCTGTGCCAAGGTGGACGTTGTGCGTGACTAATCCGCTAAAGCGAGCGTCGGTGATTAATATATCGTCAAACTTGATTTGACTGACTGCGTTGATCTCGCCCTCGCATAGAACATGCGCTATATACAGATATTCGTTAGGATCGCCACCTGTTTCGTCTCGCGTAGATATGAAAACCCGAGTACCACCGACCCGCCTGGTTCCGTATATAACAGGGATTGGCTCAACATTGGATTCCTTGTTGAGCAATACGCCGCGCATAGCATCGGACGCTTTCTTGGCTTGCTTTTGGGCTTGCCTTGTCGCTACATAGCTGACACCAGCGCTAACCGCAAAGATCGTAGCTAATAACCAAAACCCCATTATTTACGTCCCCATTTCAAGTCTTTGATGGTCTTTGCTGCAAACTCAAAACCTAGATCACCATCAAAATACAGTTGTTGCGTATTGTGGTTTGTTCGCCGCCCGTTTTCTTTCTCAAAGTCCTTCCAGTGCGAGGCAATCTCAACGGTCAACTTGCTTTCGTCTTCGGTATCGTCTATTGAATAACCGACTATCAACCCGTCGAAGATTAGTATTGGAGCGCCCACAACGTCGTCGCTGCTGTCAATGACCGCCCGATAAATCTTAGCTGGCACGTCAATATAATCATCGCCCAAGAATATAGCGATATAGGTTTGCTCAACCCCTGAAAGAGTGATCGATAAGCTATTAACCCGCAAGTCAGAAGTCTCGCTAACGTCACTCACGCCCATAAAGTGAGGGCTGCTAACCCAGTTCGTTGACAGAGCAGACAGGTTTCTATCCCAATCAGTCAATCGGATCACGCTGTCAAAATCAAATTGGATCAGCGTTGCAAGGTTAAAGTTATCTTCACCAATTGCCGTGATCGTTGCTGCGTCAATAGTCCGAGTCATTAAACGGCCTCGATCATGTCAATCTCGTAATCAACGAGCGATGCTGAGCCAAGGTTAAATTCTTGCACGTCATTATTTAGCCGAACGGTAAATGGCACGCTGTCAAAGGTCACTGCGTTATCGTTAGGCACTGCAACTCGTAGCGCTGGCTGGATAGATATATTACCGTTGCCAGCCCGATCAGCCGTCAGCATGTAGACCTTGCTGTGATTGGCAAATTTAACCATGTCGCCAGCTTTGAGCGTTCCAGTTACTCCGTCCACGCCCACAGTTGTAGCGCCTATATCCGCCGCTCCATTGACCAAAATAGTTCCGCTGGCATCGCCTGACTTACTGCTGATCTGAGGCAATACAATTGTGAAAGTCTCGGCTGACCCACGCTGCGCCATAGTGAAGACTAAAATGGGCGCAAATTCTGATCGGGTCATTCTTGTATATTGAGCGCTGAACTCAAATCGTTGTCCACCAATGTTCCTGACTTGCGTTCTGCCTGAGACGCTTTGGCTTGACAGGTTATAATTGACGCTCCTGAAACCTATGGTGCTGAATATCGGTGTTGTTGGGTATGTTCCGCTCATGCTATTGACACCCTGCCACGGTCATTAACCGCTTGGTTAATCATTGAAATTATCTGGCCTCTGCGAGATTGCAGCAACCTGTCAAAGCCAGCAGTATCGTTTGCTTGGATTGCAAAATTGACATTGACTTGGGTTTCGTTGCTGCTGTTCGTACTGTTCATTGCAGTCTTCAATTGATCGTTGCTCGATATACGACCTGATCCGCCCATTGTAAGCAATTCTGGGCCTCTCTCGCCGACTAGATAGCTTTCGCCACCCCTTACTTGCCCACCTAATGCTCGGCCTGTTAGCCCTGCAACGGTTTGCCCTGCAACGATACCCAACGAAATCGCGCCCATTGCTTGAATTGCCCCAGCAGATGCTAAAAATCCAGGAAGTCCCGTCAATGGTGCAGCAACCGCGCCAGCTGATATTGCAGCTCTTTGCGTGTCGACTATTATTTGAGCCATTGCCAAGCCTTGCTGTAAAGCAAACGCTGATTTAGCGGCAGCAGATTGCTCCCCAAACGCCCCAGCCATCACTTGGCTCAATTGACCCGCAACCGATGCGGCTCTTGTTAAAGCCATTTGCTCGATTGCTGCTTTTTGCATTTCCCTTTGCTGCGCTTCCCGCAACTCAATACCTGTGATTTGTTTCTCGGTTTGTTCCGTTAAATTTTTTCTCGCGTCCGCAAATCTTTGTTCAATCAAAAAAGTGTCTTGACCTTTCATCTCAGCCGCGACTACTGCCGCCAAACGATCTTGTTCTAAAAGAGCAAGGCTTTGCGTCAGTTGTTCTTTGAGCCTTTCAACTGGCGATAAACCAGCTTGTTCGGCAATTTGCAGTCTTTTAGATGCTCTCTTTTCTTCAATTTGTATTTGCTTTTCTAATGCTTTGTTAGCTCTTTCTCTTTCTTCCGTTTCGGCTTTTAACTTTTCGGCGGACTTTGTTCTTTTTTCTGCTTCATCTTTTTTTAGTTCTAGCAAATCATAAAGGCGATTAATTTCTCCTACTTGCTGCGGGGTTGCGTTTCTTATTCTTGCGAGCTCTAAGTCTCTGGCTCGTCCAACTAAGCCAAAAAGATTAACTTCTTCTTTTAAACCGTCTATCAGGTCATTTGTTGTCTCGCTCACGCCGTCAATTTTGTCTTGAAGCGAATTATATTCGTCCTGAAACAAAAAACGATTCTACTTGCGTTGCATAAGTGTCAAGCGCAACTTTTGCTCTTGTAATAACTAACTCTTGGGCTTCTAAAGCTTCCTTGCTTTTTTCTAACTGGGAAGTTAATTGCCTGAGAACTACTTTCTTGTCTTCCTTGATTAATTCGTTCAATTTAGCAGCTAAATCCATAGCCCGCTGCTCTACTTCTTCCATTGTTTCGCTAGTATCTTTCAATCCAGCAAACATCACGCCACCCAAAAGCGCCGCAAAAGAAATAACCGCGCCAGCAACAGCACCGCCAGGCCCAAAGACCGAAGCTAATTGTGGCCCCTGTTGCCCTAATATGACAAAAGCATTGGTGCCCATTTGGGCTTGGACTGCAATATCTTGTAGCTGATAGGAAACTTGCTGAGTCGACCCTCTCATTGCTTTAAAGTTGCCTTGCACAACTTTTGATTGGTCGCCCATTTGTTTTTGAGCGTTTCGATAATTCATAGCCGCTTTGGCTGCTTGAATTTGAGCTGCGGTTGCGCCTTTTTGTTCGAGCTTGAGCAGCCTTATTTCGTCAGCAGTTTTTCCTGCCGCCTTGGATTCTAATACCAATGCGGCAATTAACTTGTCTGTTTCTTTTTTTAGCTTGTCGTTGGAGCCGCTTGTTTTGTTAGCTTCTTGCGCTAATTTCTGAAGACGATCAGTGGTCTGTTTTATACCTTCGCCTTTGACTTCAACTATTAAGGATGCTATGTCAGCCATTTGCGTAAGCCTCTTGGTATGAAAGTTGATCCAATTCTCTTATCAGATCAACTTCAAATGCGGTTAAATCGCCATAAATGTCCATGTACGATTTGATTTGATTATAGCTAATGGCTCCTTCACTTGCATTTTTTAATGACACAAACAAAGCCCATAAGTAAGCCAGCTCGGGCCTTAACGCTGGTCGTTCTGCTAATTGCTTTGGCGGCTTACCAATCGACTTTTCTATTTGCTTGAGGTTTTGTAATCGGCTGACCTTTGAGCCTTTGTCGTATCCAGCTGCCCAGAACTGCCACTTGGCAAAGACGGACAATTCATTGGTCAGCCTTTCGTAAAATTTACTCTGTCAGCTATAAACCTATCAACTTGGCTTGCCACGCTTGGAGCATTTTCGTACAGACCTTTGGCGGCTTCAGGGCTAAATTCAACGGTATCTTTCCCGCTCTTTAACCCACGCCAACTGATTGTGACTGCCGTTAGCAAATCAATCTCGCCACCTTCTTCATCGTTTAGCAGCTTGCGGTGATACTTCCTGACCGCTTCACGATATGCCTTAGAATCAACCCCTTTGACCTTAATATAAAAGTCTGTGGGTTCATTGTCGGCGGGGCTTTTGATCTGGATCTCGGCCCCGTCTTCG